GAATACAGACTATACTTTAGAAGAAGTAGGTCAACAATTTAGTTTAACCAGAGAAAGAGTTAGAACAATAGAAGCAAAAGCTTTAAGAAAATTAAAGGATCCTAGTAGAACTAAAGAATTAAAAGATTATTTAAATGACATATAAAACCAGAACAAAACAAGAACAAAAAAGATTATTTAAGGGCTTGCCTTTTGTACCAAATATGATATTATTAAACTATAACAAAGGAGAAAAACACTATGTCAAAAACTAAAACTTACTTTATGAATGAAATTGAAAAAAAAGTAGATGATATTACTAACAAATATATCGCTGGTCTAATTAGTGAAGATGTGGCTACTAAAGATATATTAGCAATAGATAATTTAGAACTAGTTGATATTGATGAAAACAATGTAGGTGACCATCTATTTTATGCTAAAGAAGACGCAAAGGTTGAAGCAATTATATAATATGTTGACAAAAAATAATACAATACATTTAGTTTACGGTAGAGAATACCAAGATTCTGATGAAAAATATGACCAATTCTTTTACTCATATTCTACTATATTCAGAAATGTACCATTAAAATATTTAAATTTACTATTAAAAAATAGAGATAAGATTAAAAAATTCTGTGATAAAAATTACAATGAGTCTGCTACCAATTTTGTTGGCAGTACAAAAGTTGAAGTAATAACTGGTGATGAATATTATCAAACATATGAAGATGTTTTTGGTGATTTATCATATAGAGATAATTCACTATTTAATGATTATGGCCAATTATATAATGGCAGACAATTCTTTAAATATGATTTTGCGCCAAACCTAACAGAAAATTATACATACAAAAACCTAAACAGAAAGGCAAGTTAATGAAATATAACGAACATAAAATCATACAAGAAATTTCAGATTACATAACAAGTACCTATGGTGAACACTACAGTACAACAAAAGATGGATTTCAAGTACAAGATATGTTAAGACAATTAGATATTGATAAAGATTTTTGTCAAGCCAATGCCATTAAATATCTTTGTAGATATGGTAAAAAAGACGGTAAGAACCGTAAAGATTTATTAAAAGCTATTCACTATATTATATTGTTAATGAGTAGTGAAGACGAAACAAAATTAAACTAATAACAAAAGGACTATATTATGACAATTGATACAAATGTGATGTTTACAGATAAAGATGTAGGTAAAAACCTATACAGAAAAAAAATGTATTATACTTTATGTATTGAACAAGAAGTATTGGCAAACGATAAAGATGAAGCCGATAATTTATTTGGTGAGTGTGGTATAGACCACTCACAGATTAACCACGAAATTACTGAAACAAAAGATGGTGTTGAAACGTATATGGTTGACGCTGATTATTTTGAAAGTAATGATACAGAATATCTTGGTAAGGTTGTAATTGAAGAAGATGAAGATGAACCTACTTATGCTGAAGTGGTAATTGATCCATATGCTGAAGAAGTTGTTAAAACACCATACACAGCTGGTGAAGGAATTTAATGAATAGTCATTTAACAGATTGGGAACAAGATATAATTGACAATGCTGTTGAGTTTTCAATAGTAGAGTGGCGACCATTAGACAAGACCACAAAAACTATAGTTAAAACTTATGATGAGGCAAAAGAATTGTTTGCTAAAACAATTAAAGAACATACAGCTACATTAGCATATGCCATCAATGAAAGTGGTAGTCACGCTAATTTAAACCATTTAGATGATTTTAAAAGGGAGGTACAATATGTCAAATCAAAGACCTGCTAATGTTGTTAGAGCATTAGAACCTAATATGAAAGATATGACCGTTTTAAAGTTTTTTAAAATGGCACAACAGATTTTAGAAGCTAATGGTAAAGAAGACGAAGCTTTCTATTTTGAAATGATGGTTGATTGGTTAAAACAAGGCAAACCAATACCAACCACCGAAGAACAAACAATAAAGGCCTTGGGAATATAGGAGATACTATGATAGCAACAATAGCTACAGTTGATATTTTAAATTTGGCAATTGACCAATTAGATGAAGGAAGAACTGTTGATTGTAAAGATACTTTAATTACATATAGAGATAAACTTCAAAATGAAATTGATGAATTTGATAAGTGGGCTCAAACACAATCAGATATTCACACTTCATTAGAACTAGAAGCGGAGGGTAAATAATATGGAAATGTTTTTGCTTATGTTGGTAATAATAATGTTTGCGATTACTATTACATATGCTGGTGAGATATATTTGTATATCAGCCTAGTATTTGGATCACTTATTAGAGATATTAAGAATAAGTTTAATTCAACTAAAACTAGAAAAAAATAGATGATGTACTACTCACACAAGCTACGAATCGCCAATCCTGGCGTGTCCTGGACTGTTCCAGGAGTAAAAAAACTAGTAAAATCAACAATTTTATTAGGCTTGACTTTTCTATCGTTTTATGGTAGGATTAAAGAAATTAACTAACAAAAAGGAATATACTTATGTTTAGATACTCAAAAGAACTATTATTTAAAGAGTTTGACGCAGCTAAAGAAAAAGACGTTGCTCTTTCAAAAAAAGAAACAAGAGAAGAAAAAGAACTTGATGTTTACAAAAATCGTATTCAATTCTTTTATGACCATATTGAACTTAAAAAGAAACACCCCGAATACTATGAACTTGTTGATATTAAATTTGATAAGTTGTTAGCTCTTTATGAAACGCCGAACCCACGTGACGCTTTCTATATGGCTTTCTTTGGTATGACTTATGCTCAAAAGAAAAGACAAGAAGACGCTGAATACTTTAGTTTAAATGATGATGATAACGAAAAAACAAAAACTAGAAATATTGAAGAAGCAACATTATAAGTGGATAAAATCACTTGGTGTTGATATTGATTTAGATACTGGTAAAGTAAACAATGCCTTTGAGGGTTATGATATGCCAGATTTAAAGTGTAGGCCTTCTATACCGTGTAGTAATAATATCGGTGGTAGCACAGCAAAGAGAGTTTACGCTACACAACTTCCTGCTGGTAAAACAATTAGTGTGGCATACAATAAGGGTCCTTATATGATCGTTGACGCTAAGGACTTTAAAACAATGGGAAGGAAAATATGAAAAAATATATAATGATTGCTACATTGTTATTTTCTACATCAGCATTAGCGAATGATAGTAAATACCCAATGTGTGCTGATAAAACAACTTGGTTTGAAAAGACTTGGTGTGAAACCGTTGAGTTTCAAAAACAAGGTTGGCAAGATGGTAAACAAGACTTAGCAAATACTAAAGTTGCGTTACAAAACTTACCTTCAAATACAGTTAAGTTTGTAAAAGAAACACCATCAAATGTAGGTAACTTTGTAAAGAATACAGGTAATGGTATTTCTAATTGGGCAAGTAAAGAGTGGAACGATATAAAAGAATATCAAAAGAAAACTTGGAGTAAATAATGGCTGACTTTCATTTAACAAGTGCTAACGATGGCACAACTTTAATTAGACCTATTACAGCAAAAGCCGAAGTATTCTGGCAGAACAATAATCTTTTTCAATATGTGGTTGATAACTATGCAGAGCATTATGTGATAAAATCTAATGATTCTAATCATATTTGTCAACTTATACGTGAAAATGATATGGATTTTGCGAGTTAAGTCATTGATTTTATTGACTTTTTTTATGCTTGACTTTATCAATTTATTGTGATAGCATATACAGTATATAATGAATAAAATACAGAAAGGACTACATTATGTCATTTAAATACACTAAAGAAGAACTTTTTAAAGAGTTTTACGCCGCAAAAGAAAAAGACGTTGCTCTTTCAAAGAAACCGACACGTGAAGAAAAAGAATTAGATGTTTATAAAAACAGAATACAATTCTTTTATGATCACATTGATTTAAAAAAGAAAAATCCTGAATATTATTCTGAAGTAGATGTAAAGTTTGATAAGTTACTAAAACTTTATGAAACTGATAATCCTAGAGATGCTTTCTATATGTCTTTCTTCGGTATGACGTATGCAGAAAAGAAAAGACAAGAAAGTAGAGATGATAATTCAGAATCAGATTATGAATAAAATTATTTCTCTCATATTTTGTTTGTTGTTATTAACTAATTGTAGTGCCAGTAAACAATCGTATATTGGCGCTACATCAGTTGCAACGGTATCGGGTCTTGCTTGTTATGAATTTATTAGTGAAAACCCAGCCGTTGTTGCTGCTTGTGCGGTATCAGGTTCCTTTAAAGGTGCCGATATTATGTACAAAGAAAATGACGATCAGATTATGACAAAGGCATTTATAGATCATTTAGAAAATGCACCTATGACACCAGGGTTTACAACGTGGACTAATCCTGTTACCGAAAGTAATGGTATTATTAAAACAACAGGCTTTTATTTAAAAGGTCCTATTAAGTGTTCAATGGTTGAAACCACACATAATCAGAATTTAGATTTTACAAGATTTTTTGACTCAATACTTTATGGTAATCCATATAGATCAATTAAATTACAAGAGGTATGTAAAATGCCTGACGGTAGATGGAGAGTAGAAAAAAGATGAGAAAGTTATTATTGATTGTCATTTTATTATTTTTATGTTCAATAGGTATTAACAAATTATTTGCTGAAGTGCCTGGGTTAAATGATGATTTATCAGGTCAAAAATATCCTATTGATCAAGTGAGTTTAGAAAAAGACGCTTACTTTAAAACAATGAAAAAGATTAAAGAATTAGAGTCTGATAATAAAGTTTATTATGATAAAGTACAACCTTTAAAAGAACAATACTGTTTTATTAAAGTACAAATTAAAGAAGTTAACGGCGAAATAGTTAAACAAGAAATCGTTGAATGTGCAGATGGTAGAAAAGCATATGACGGACCAAGTTATTGGGAGTTATTTGCTCAATTTTATTATAGAGATATGAATACTCCTGCATATTGCAGACGATATGAAAGACCGAACCACGCATATAATATTCCTGGTAAGGTTTGTTTAGACAAATACGGTAAATGGGAGGTAAAAAAGTAATGATAAAAACTACTATAACCGTAGTTATCCTTTGGGTTTTAGTCGCTTTTAACTGGGATAACTTTGTAAAATACGTTGATAAGTACGAGCTTGTTGACAAAACGACTAAAATAGTATATAATGTAAAAAGGAGTGTAACAAATAATGAATAAAACATTAAAATACTTTTTAATCGGTGTGATGTCAATTACATTGGCAAACTGTTCAAGTAAGACTTACACGATTAAAAAAGAGAATGACAAGGTAGTTACAAAAGTTCCTGCGTGGTATATGAATGATTACAACGCAAAGAAGGCTTGTGAAACTACTATGTTCGGAAAGTCTAAAGATAGACAATGTATCTTTGGTACAGGTACTTCGGTATCGCCAGACCTAGAACTTGCTATTGAAAAGGCAACCTTGATTGCAAAGGCAGAGATGGCCGATATGATTAAAGGTGAAATGAATAAAAAGGCAAAGATATTTACTACTGAATTAGGTAAATCAAATACTAAAACAGTTGTGTCTGATGTTGAAACGACACTTGTAAATATTATTAAAAATACACCTGTAAGAGGTTATGAAACTTTTGCACAAGAAGTAACAATGACAAAACAAGGTTACTATCGTGCTTGGGTAGGATTAAGACTTCCATTAGGTGAGTTTAATAAGATGTATAACTATTCAATTGAAACAGTAGTTGACGCTTTTGAATTAAAGAAACTTGCTGAAAAAAGTTATGACGAAGTAGAAATGGTTGCAAAGGATGACAAACAACAGTAAAATAACTGTATATACAAAAGATAATTGTATCTATTGTGAGAAGGCAAAGGCCTTACTAAAAGGCCTTTCCTATTCTTTTACTGAAAAGAAATATGGTAAAGATTTTAAAACACCAGAAGATTTATACGAGGCCGTAGGCAAAAAAGTAAGAACTATGCCACAAATAGTTGTAGATGATAAACTATTAGGTGGATATAATCAATTAGTAGAGTATTTTGTAGAACAAGGAAAGGTTAATTTTAAAGGTGAGATCAATAAATAATAATATGTCAGATAATATAACTGTTAAGGATAATATTATATTATTTCCTAAACAGAAAAAAGAAGCACCTGAAAGAAAACTTTCCGATAAGGAAATAAAGATTGCTATGGAGGCACAAGCCAGACTATTTGCACAACAATTAAAAGATGTTGCAATGGATGATTTGTTTGCTCTATTAGATAGAAATTCATTAGATACAGATACAGCACATATGTCAAAAGACTTGGCTTTTGTTGCAGAAACAATTAAAAGTCTAATTTATAGGGAGTTTAAAATTAAACATCCTATGCAGACAATTGTAGATAGTGCCGTTAAGATCAATTCAGTTGACGGACTTAATGTACCTGTACCTATGGTAACTTACAAAAATATATTGGTTAAAAAACCTAGTAAGAAACCAAAAGATGATAAAGAGATTCCATAAAGCACTTTGGAATACTTTGAATACTAAACGTGCCAGTATTCAAAAGTTAAATGTGAGGCACACTATATAATAAAGGAGTGATGATGTTTAAATCATTAACAAATATGTTCGCAAAAGACGAACTACAAGTAGTAAAAACAGTAAAGAAAGCTTCTAACACTAGAGGCAGAAAAACTTTGTCAAAAAGACAAAAAGTATTAAACCTTTTATCAAAAGGTGAATCAGTTTCTTGGAAAACTTTAAGAAGCAGATTTGACTTAACGTCTCCAAGAGCGTTAGTTGATACTTTGAGAAGCGAAGGTCATATGATCTACGTTAATCAATCTACAAAAGGTACTTCATACAGAATGGGTCAACCTACAAAAGCAATTATTGCTGCAGGGATCAAAAAACTGTATGGCACTCCATACGCTTACAACAATGCGTAATTAACGAGTCTGTGGTGGCGACCTAAAATCGCCACCACTATTTTATTATTATGAAAGTATTAAGATTTTTATTACCCGAATTATTTAATGAGAACAAGGCCTTTACTAATGGTCTTCCTAAAGTAACACGTTTTCAAATACTAATGATATTAGCCACAATGTGGGCATTTATCTTTGCCTTAATTACATCTAGTTTTATTTCAATAGGTGTAAATGTAACAACAAGTATCTTTGCACACGCATTGGTTATAGGCGGTATTATATTTACTAGAAGAAGTTTAAATAGAAAAGACGGATATAACGGTAGAGGATATGGAGGTGAACACGAATGAATATTAAAGAGATAAAAAACGAAATTAAAGCCTTAGAAAATACAAATAAGTATTTTAAAAAGGTATTTGAACCAGAAGATTGTGGTTGGATGAATACTACGATTGATGGTAATAAACATAGAATTAAAGTATTAAAAGATTTACTCAAAGGTAAAAAAGAAAAACATTGGAGTGAATATCTATAATGACAGAATTTAGAAACGGAATTTATAACACATTACAGAAATTGATTAGCACGAGTCTAGGCCGTGCTATCATATATACCATAGGACATATCGTAATCGCTATGACTTGTAATAATTTAATTACAGGTGCAGAATGGTCACTTGCAGCTGCAGACGCAATCGTTGAACCATTGATTAACGGTGTGTGGTACTTCTTACTTGATAAACTATGGGCAAGTAAGTTGATAAATAAAAACATATAATATATTATAGGAGTAAATTATGGTAACAACTACAACAAGTGCTTTTGCAAATATCGCTCAAAGTACGGGCTCTTCAGCACCGTTAATACACGAAATTTTACAAAAAGTAAATAACGCAAAAGATAAACCTAAAAAGATTGAAGTTTTAAGGAAGAACGATAGTCAACCTTTAAGACAGATTTTAAAAGGTGCTTTTGATCCAAAAATAGAATGGGAACTACCTGAAGGTGTGCCACCTTACAAAGAAAACGAGGCACCAGCAGGAACAGAACATACCACGTTGCACCAAGAAGCAAGAAGACTTCATTATTTCATTAAAGGTGCAAACACATTAACCAAAGCAAAACGAGAGTTAATGTTTATTCAAGTGTTAGAAGGTTTACACGCTGATGAAGCAGCGCTTTTATTAAATGTAAAAGATAAAAAACTAAACCAAGTTTACAAGGGTCTTACAGACGCAGTTGTAAAAGAAGCATTTGGGTGGAACGATAACTACACACGCCAATAAGACTAAATATTATTGATATGATTCGATAATATTACAACTAGGGAGTGAACAAAAAGAGAACATTTTTTTGACGGAATGTCGCACTCCCTATAAGTTGTTGATTTAACTACATTTTTTCTACAAAATAACCAAAAAACTGCTTGTAATTGACTCTTTTTTAGTGTATATTATACATATAACAAAGGAGATAGATTATGAGAACATTGAGTTTGATTACTTTTTTAGTATCACTTTGGTACTTTCTTATGTGGGGTGCCAATATTGCTGGTGCAAATGAGTACAACAAAGCAGTTATCGGCCACGTAATAAAAGAAAAAGTTACTGGTGGCAATATTGATACGAGTCAGTTAATGGAACAAGAGTTACAGAAACTTGCTCATCAATATGTGTTGCAGACAATTTCAATTATGCAACATTATTTACCGTCTATACTTGATGGTATTGCTGCAGATTTAAGATTGAAGGCAGATAAAGAATATAAATGTAAACTTTTAGAGGGCAGTCCAAATGGATGCAAGTAGTAAGTTTATAGAGTTTTATCAGATTATGGTCGCTTTTATACCTTATGAAGTGTTAATCATTATATTGGCAGGTATAATCACTATGTTATGGTTAACCTTAAAAGAAGGAAAAAATGATAACAAAAACTAAAAAACTTAAAATCAAAAAGAAGCTTTCAAAAGAATTTTCTGTTAAAAGAAAATATAAGACCACATATTCAGATATTAACAAGTATTTTAAGTTAATTAATCAAGCAGTATTTGATAATAAATTATCACCTTTTAATGATATTGAAATTAAAGACCTTACAAGACAAAAATGTGTAGGGCAAGTTATTATTTTAGAATGGAAAAGAAAAGGTACCAGAGTTTATAAACTTGAAATGTTACCTGAATATAAAGATAAAAAAGATTTTGTGGACACATTAGGACACGAAATGGTACACTTGTACCAAATGGCAAACTTGGGCGATACTGGAAATCATAATAAATTGTTTTACAGTTTTGGTCCTAAATTAAATGAGATAGGCTTACAACTTTAAATTATAGGAGGGTGTGGTGAGTAAAAAAGACAAAGTCTATGTAGATGAGTGGTTAAAGGACCAAATTAAAGGAGGCCTTAATACACTTGAATTAGTGGTTAAAGATCAATATAGTGATATGACTTGCCATTACTACTCTGGACATCTACATAAAGATATAATGGAAAACTTTCCAGGCAGAACGAGTAAAAAGATTCTCAAACAATATAGAGAATTTTTAGACAATAAAGACCTAGTGTTTCATCAATTAAAGTATGATGACCACGGTTATGATTATTATGTAAGAAAGGTGAAAAATGAAACTAAAAAAACAGCATAAAGAAATCCTAAAATTAGTAATAAAGAATAAAGGTGTTTACAGAACAAGACTTATTCCTGTAGAAGACCGAGATAATATATTTGATTCTTTATTTGAACTTTATATGGCAGAAATTTTACAATTTAGTAAAAAGTCAGAACTAGAGTTTGAAGGACCATATAAACAACCAAGATATAAATGCTTTGAAGTTAAACCTTGGCCAAAAGTTAAGTTAGATGATCTTAAAAAGGCAGTAAGAAAAGGTGTTTATGCGTAAGTTTAAAATGTCTAAAACTAAAATTATAATTGCTATTATAGTTTTTCATATTGGGTTGTTTGCAACAGGTACTTTCTTTCCTAATCCATACACAAAACACGTTATTAAAAAGAATATAGAAACATACTATACAAATTGGGCAAATAGTTTAGGTCTACAAGAACCTGCGTTTAATTATAATAATGATGTTCAATTTGTTCAGGCCGTACGTAAATGTGTTGATTGGGTAAACTTTGAGATACCAAGATTTGATAGAGTACCTATGGAAATGATTGTAGCACAGGCCGCATTAGAGTCTGGTTGGGGTACGAGTAGATTTGCTAAAGAAGGTAATAATCTATTTGGTATTAGAACTTATGATAAAGATGTACCTCATATGTTAATTTCAGGTGCAAAGAAATGGCCAGGTTGGGGTGTAAGAGTGTTTACAACCAAATGTGAATCTGTACAATACTTTGTTAATCTTTTAAATACACACCCAGCATACAAAGAGTTTAGAGATAAACGATACAGAATGCTTGTGTTAGGGCAAGATTTAGACGCTAAAGTTTTAATTAAAACACTTAAACTCTATTCAACTACAAAAGACTATGCTGAACGAGTAAACTACATTGTAGATAGTATTAGAGAACAAGAAGAACAAGCAGGTGAAATAAAAATTAAAACAAAAGAAGACGCCAAAGAAGTAGTTAATATATTACCAGAAAAGAAACCGAGTGATCTAAAATGACTTTAGCAAACGCACTATTACTTTTACTATTAGGTTCAATAACATCTATAATTATATTTTACCTTTTAGTTAAATTTCAAATCAGTATAGAAAAAGAAAAAGATGAAAATTAGGTATTACAAAGACATTGATGGTTTAAGGTGGGTTGGTTTTATACTTGCAATGGTAGGTGCTTTTGTTTTGTCAAACGCAGATCCTGAAACACAATGGATTGGTTGGGGTATTGGTAGTGTATCTTGTAGTATATGGTTATATATGGGATTTAAAGATGGTGATACACCAAGAGCTTTAATGGAGTTGTGTTATTTACTTCTTGCTTTAAGAGCAATTTATAATTGGATTTTACAATAAATAATAGACTATGATACTTGCACTATTAACTTTCATATCAGCAATTAGTATATCTGTAATTGCCGCTGGGTATTCTATAATAGGTTTAGCGGCTATATTTGCAGGTGCATTTTACCCAATTATTGCTATGGGTGGTGCATTAGAGATAGGTAAACTTGTTGCGGCTAGTTGGTTATACAATAATTGGCAATCATCATTAGTACCAAACGCATTAAAAATTTATTTGTTTAGTGCTATCGTCATATTAGTATTCATTACATCTATGGGTATTTTTGGGTTTTTATCAAAGGCACATTTAGATCAAGTACAAACTACAAAACCTAATACAATACAGATTGAATTATTGGAGAAACAAATCGTTCAACAAAGAACCAAAATTGATCGGGCAGAAAAAACACTAAATCAGTTAGACAAAGCTCTTGATGTTTACATAGAGAAAGAATTTGTCTCCCGAGGTCTAAAAGAACGAGAAAAGCAAAGAGAAGAAAGAACCAAATTAAACAACGAAATATCAGAAGCGAGCAATCAAATTTCCACATTGACGTCCAAGAAATCAGAACTAGAATTGACACAATCAAAGATAGAAGCAGAAGTAGGCCCATTAAAATATATTGCAGAACTCATTTATGGCGATCAAGCAAAAGACCACTTTGATGAGGCTGTTCGTTTAGTTATTATAATACTTATATTCGTTTTTGATCCACTTGCTGTATTGTTATTAGTTGCGGCTAACATATCTTTAAAAGAGATTAGAATGAAAAAGAACTTAACTAAAGTTGATGAAAAAGAAAAGTTAGAAAATAAATTAGATAGAATAACAAAACAAAACAAAAAATTAAAAGAAAAAGATAGAGATTTTAGAAACTTGATGGCACAAGATATTAAAGATTTAGATGATCCCGATGAAATCAAGTTAAAGTTGAATCAAATTTACGACTGGAATGATAAAGGTAATTAACATACTATTGATAATTCTATTATTATCAGGTTGTAAAACAACTCAACCAACAAGTGAGTCGCCTACAGGTGTACAAAATATACCTAATATAATAAAAGCCCTAGAAGCATTGGGAAATACAGGTAAAAAGAAGGTTGACAAAGAAGAAAAAAAGTGATATAATAATTGTATTATGATGACAGATATAGACTTAAAAAGAATACTTAACTCCGATAAAGTTAAGTTAATTGACAATGCTAAAAATGCTTGTGCAAACGCAGAAACAAATTGGGCAAAAAACTATTGGTTTAATGTGTGGAAAACATTATGTCAAAAGTTTGGTAGAATGGACTTATATCACAAAGACTTACATTAGGAGGTGAAATGAATATATTTTATTTAGATAGAGATCCTGTTAAAGCTGCTGAAATGTCGTGTGATAAACACGTGGTGAAAATGATATTAGAATCAGCACAAATGCTTTCAACAGCAAAACGAGTATTAGATGGTGAAGAATATTTTGATACTACAAAGAATGGTCGTAAGATAAAAAGATGGCGACTAAAAAATTCTAACGAAGAAGCAATCATTTACAAAGCAGGTTGGTTAAGACACCCTAGTACACAATGGGTGATGAAGTCTGCTTACAATTACAGATGGTTGTATTTACATATGATGGCACTTAACGAACAATACAAGTTAAGATACAATCATACCAAAGACCATTTATGTATTCAAAAACTAGGACAGTTGTTAAGTACACCACCTAAAAATATAAACGTAAGAGCAATTGGCACAGATGCTACACCTGCTATGCCAGATGAATGTATTGTGCCTGGTGATTCAGTTGCAAGTTACAGAAAGTATTACATTATGAAAAAGAAAAGATTTGCTACGTGGAAATCACCAGCAAAAACACCTGATTGGTTTAAAGAAGGAGTTGAAAATGTTGTTTGAAGATGAGGCATTAAAAATAAGTATGCAACAATCATTAACAGCAAAAGCTGAAAGACTTGCAAAACAACAAGGTATGAAAAGACCTTTAACACCCAATGAAGAATACATATTAAAACAAGGGTTAAAACAATCAGAAATAACTAATATTAAGGATTAATAAATAAAATAATGAAAGAAGCAGTAACAGAATTTGTTAATGATACAATACATTTTGTAAATGCGTTGCAATCATATCATTGGCAAACAAAGTCATATGCTGAACACGAAGCATTTGGCGAATATTATACTAAAATAAATTCACTTAACGATCAATTAGTTGAAACTTGGAATGGTAGAGAAGACACTAGAATAAAATTTAGTGCTGAATACAAACCCAATGTATTAAACTATGCTGATAAAAATGATTGTATTACAAAAATAAAAGATTACAGAAAAAAAATATATCACTTGGCGAGTTGTGTACACGAAGGTCATTTTGATATACACGCCATTTTAGAAGATTTTTTAGTAGAAACAAATAATTTATTATATCACTTATCATTAGACTAATATGCCCATATATACTTTTTACGATAGCAAAACTGATAAGGTTTTTACCGAAATGATGTCCATTGCAGAAATGGAAATATACTTAAAAAAGAATCCACATATCAAACAACAACTTACACAAATGAATATTGTTGGTGGTGTGTCAGGAGTTAGTTATAGAACTGATGGTGGTTGGAAAGAAACGTTAAGTAAGATTGCAGAAAAACATCCAACAAGTGCTTTAGCAAGTGAAATGAGAACTAAAAGCACTAAACAAATACAAACAGAAAACGTACTGAAAAAACACCGTGCTAGACAAAATGCAAAGAATAAATAATAATATAGTAACAAGCGAGTATCTGAAGAGCGATGGTCGTATATCAAAGGTTAGTAAGACAATCCGCTTATGTTACCAACAACTTACGGCAGGGCTTTTGGTTCTGTTTAAACAACTAAAGTCCTGCCTATACGTAGGACTCTTTTTATTTTTAACGGCGTGTTTTGGTCCCACGCTGACACAATTAGGACCACTTAAAATAACAGCTTCAGATGTTATCACCACACCAGGCAAACTAATCATCACACAAAAGGAAAAAACAAATGGCAACAAATGACATACCAGATTTTATGCGTGAGTTTGATATGGACGTGGACTATGGTTTTACAGCCGTACCGACAAAACCCACAACTGAAACATCACAACCATCTATTGATCCAAAAGTTATAGATAATACTAATTTAGAAATTGCAAAAGTAAAAGAAGATGTAACTGATATTAAATCTATGATGAACGAGATTATGCAGATTGTAGCAGAAAAAGAAACTGTTAACAAAGAAATCGCTGACGCAGATACACAAAGCAGATTTAAAGAATTAGAAAAGATTATATTGCCTTTTTTATATAATCTTTCTAAATCCAATGAACCTTATATTCATTGGCCAAATAGAGGACCTATTATTAAAGCACAAATTGAAAAGGTACTCAAATTAACGAGAGGATAATTTATGTCTATAAAGAACGATCACAAACAACTAAAAAAAGTAGTAAATGAAATTGAAGAAAAAAGAAAAAATGATAGATCAATTACAAGTTGGAGTGATTTGAGGACATTAAAAAAACTTAAACTAAAAGCAAAGGATAAACTGTATGAGATTAAGCAAAAGCTTCACGCTTAGAGAATTAGTGAAGTCGCAAACTGCTGAAAGGCAAGGGATTAATAATAATCCTAGCGAAGCACAAATTGAAGCGTTACAAAGATTATGCGAAAACATACTACAACCAGTCCGTGACCATTATGGTATGCCTGTGGTAGTATCAAGTGGGTTTAGATCAGGTCAATTGTGTATAGCAATTGGATCATCTCTTAATTCACAACACGCTTTAGGACAAGCGGCTGACTTTGAAATATTTGGCATTAGTAATCAGGAACTTGCTCATTGGATTGATAAGAACCTAGACTACGATCAAATGATATTGGAGTTTTGGAATCCAGAAGATAAGAATAGTGGTTGGATCCATTGTTCTTACAAGAATCCAGAAGAAAACAGAAAAGAGTTTTTAAGAGCATATAGAAATGAAGAAGGTAAAACTTGTTATGAAAAATACTCTTATATAAAATATGGTGGCCAAGAGGCAACTACTGAAGAAATTAACGATATGTATGCAGAAAAAGGCATATAAATCGCTTGACAATCACACAAAAAAGTGATATAATGAAACTATATTATTAACAAATTAGGAAGGTATATTATGGCATACAACCACGTGAAACTAGATAGAACCATTTTACCAGAATCATTAGGTAAAAAAGGTATGAACCAAGACGGTATAAGAATTTATAACATTGACGGCATCAATATGCCTTCCGTTACTTCAATCTTAGGACAAATTCCCGAAAGAAATCAAAAGATACAGGCGTGGAGACAAAGTGTTGGTGAGAAGATGGCCAACTATATTTCCGTATCATCTACAAATAGAGGTAAGACGTTTCATACCCTTGTAGAAAATCATTTAAATAACGAAGATCAAAAAAGTGTAGGCATTACTGCTGTTACTCCTTTAGGTCTTTTTAGAATTGCCAAACCTTATCTGGCAAGAATAGACAATATTCACTTATTAGAAACAATTATGTATTCTAAAGAAATGCAAGTTGCAGGTCAAGTAGATTGTGTCGCAGAATACAAAGGTAAGTTATCTATTATAGATTTTAAATCATCTACTAAAAAAAGAGATGAAGATTATAATTATGGTAACTTCTGTCAAACAGCAGCCTATGCTAAAATGTT